CGAAGGATTAGGTAGAATGTGGGATTGGGACTCACTTAAATTAGAGGTGTCCAACCACGGGGTTTGTAACTCATTATTTACGGCTCAGATGCCGGTAGCATCTTCGGCTAAAATCACAGGTTCATTTGAAATGACAGAACCGGCTCACTCGGCATTATTTAATCGTCGTGTGGTTGGGGGAGAAATTTTAATTGTTAATAAATACTTAATTAACGATTTTGAAAAGTTAGGTGTTTGGTGTGAGGATTTAAAAAATGAAATCATAATGAATGAAGGTTCTGTTCAAAACATTAACTTTAATCATTATTTGGACACGGAAGATAAGAATTACAATAAAAAGGTAAAAAGAATTGAACATTTAATTCCTAAATATAGAACAATTTGGGAAATATCTCAAAGAGAACTTATTGATATGGCGGCTGACAGAGCACCATTTATTGACCAATCACAGTCGATGAATATCTATATGTCTGAACCAACATTATCAAAGATTTCATCATCTCACTTCCATTCTTGGGGTAAAGGATTAAAAACTCTTTGTTACTATGTTAGAACAAAAGCAATATCAACCGGGGCAAAACATTTGGCAGTTGATATTACAAAAGTACAACAACCAAAGACTATTGAAAAACCAACGGTAGATTTAACACAAAAACCTACTGACACAGAATTTGAGTGTTTTGGGTGTGGTTCTTAATTAAATTAAAATAATTATAACAATAATCACGACTTCGGTCGTGATTTTTTATTTTACTCTATTTATAAGAAATAATTACGACACTATATTTATAGTTATGGCAGATGGAACAACATATGGTTTAACTTTTCCTTTCAGAGAATCTTTTGATGGGAAATACTTAGATTTATCAGATTATAATGACCAAGAGATTAGGTCTAACTTAATACACCTTTTATTAACAAGAAAAGGTAGTAGATATTATTTACCGGATTTTGGGACAAGATTATATGAGTTTATTTTTGAACCATTAGATGGTCCAACATTTTCAGAAATAGAATCTGAAATACGAGAATCCGCGGGAAACTATTTACCGGGGATAACAATAACTAACATTAGTGTCCAAGCCGCCTCAGAGGGTAGTGAAGATAAAGGTAGTTATATAAATGATAACGATGAGAGAATATTTCGGGTACCAAATATGTCGAATAAAGAACATACAGCGAAAGTTAAGATTGATTACACCATCAACAATGATGTGTTTAATAGTAGTGACTTTGTAATTATTAATATATAAAATTATGGCAAACAAGAAAATTTCCTACACAACAAGGGATTTCCAATCAATCAGAACTGAGTTAATTAACTTCACTAAAACGTATTATCCGGACACGATTCAAAACTTCAATGACGCGTCTGTTTTTTCTGTATTATTAGATTTGAACGCTGCGGTAACGGATAACTTACAATTTAACATTGATAGAAGTATTCAAGAGACAGTTCTTCAATATGCTCAACAAAGGTCGTCAGTTTTTAATATAGCAAAAACTTATGGATTAAAAGTTCCGGGTATGAGACCATCGGTTGCTTTAGTTGATTTTTCAATTACAGTTCCTGCTTTTGGGGATAAAGAAGATTTACGATATTGTGGTATTCTAAGAAGAGGGTCACAAGTTAATGGTGCCGGACAAGTCTTTGAAACTGTATATGATATTGATTTCTCATCACCTATTAATGGTGAAGGTTTTCCAAATAGACTAAAAATACCTAATTTTGATTCAAATAATAAATTATTAAACTATACAATTACTAAACGAGAAACTGTTGTTAATGGAACAACAAAAGTGTTTAAAAAAGTAATAACACCTAATGATGTTAGACCTTTTTATGAATTATTTTTACCGGACAAGAATGTATTGGGTATAACTAGTGTTTTGTTGAAAGATAGTACACAGTATACTAATATACCGTCAGTTCAGGAGTTCTTAGGGTTAGATAATAGATGGTATGAAGTGGATGCTTTGGCGGAAGATAGAGTATTTGTAGAAGACCCAACAAAAGTATCGGATTCTCCGGGGATTAAAGTGGGGAAATACATTCAAACAAGTACTAAGTTTATTAGTGAATTTACACCTGAAGGATTTTTAAAAATTACTTTTGGGGGTGGTTCACAATCTGCGGACGAACAGTTAAGAGAGTTTGCAAGAGATGGTTATCAATTAAATCTATATAAGTATTCCAACAACTTAGCGTTAGGTAGTACTTTAAAACCAAATACAACACTATTCATACAATATAGAGTTGGTGGTGGTGTAGGTAGTAATATTGGTGTAAATTCAATTACTCAAATAGGTACAGTATCATTCTTTGTGAACGGACCATCAGATAGTATTAACACAACTGTAGTAAATTCATTAAGATGTACAAACGTAACCGCAGCGATTGGGGGAGCTAATTACCCAACAACTGAAGAAGTTAGAAATTTAGTTTCATATAATTTCTCATCACAAAAAAGAGCGGTAACCGTAAATGATTACGATTCAATAATCCGAACAATGCCTTCACAATTTGGAGCTCCGGCAAAAGTATCAATAACGGAAAACAATAATAAAATTATTGTCCAAATGTTGTCGTATGATGAAACAGGTAGACTAACAGAGGTAATTTCAAACACTTTAAAGAATAATGTTGCAAATTATTTATCAAACTATCGTATGATAAATGATTATGTGTCAATACAAAGTGCTAACGTTATTGATTTAGGATTTAATATTGATGTTGTTTTAGATAATACACAAAACCAAGGAACAGTTATTTCTCAAATCATTACGATTGTTTCGGAATATTTTAATCCGGAAAATAGACAAATGGGTGAAAATGTTAATATTTCTGAATTAAGAAGATTAATACAAAGTGAAAACGGGGTAATTTCATTATCCGATATTCAAGTCTTTAATAAAGTTGGTGGACAGTATTCATCATCTCAAACATCTCAACGATATATTGACAGTACAACTTATCAGATAGGGTTAATTGATGATACAATCTTTGCGGAACCAAACCAAACTTACCAAATAAAATATGCAAACAAAGATATAAACATTAGAGTTAAAAATTTAAAAACGGTTAATTTCTCTTGATAATTTAATCGGTATTCTCTATTTTTAATAAATGGATTATATTACAGATATTTTAACTTTTATTAAAGGGTATAATGGGACTTGGTCTCAATGTTTTGTTGCGGGATTATATCTTAACTTCAGATTGATTTGTTCTTTTATTATTTTTTTGATTTTTTTTAATCAAATTAGGGTAACTAAAAAAGTAACAAAATTTCAAATTTTTTTATTAATAATTGTTAGTTCTTTTATTACTTCAGATATTACCGATTTTAATGAAAGAAGAAAATTAGAAACAATCCAACACCCCCAAGATTATTTTAATAAAAATACCAAAAATTTAGTTATAGTTGTTGAAGGTTCGTTAGGACCATTCAAGGATGTGTCAGGGGCTAATGAGGTTCAAATTGACATTTCTAAGTCGAGGGACTTAGATGGTTTGGGTTTGGTTGAAAGTAAGGTCGAAACTAAAGAGACAAGTGTAATTACATATATTGGAACAAACAACTATAATTTAACGTCCGAAGAGGTTTTTAAAACAGTAAAGTATTTTAGGCTATTTAACCCAACAGGTAAGGTTGTTCTTATTGGACATAGTATTGGTGGGTATAATGTTGCTCAGGTGTTGGATAATTTAAATAAAGAAAAAATTGGTGTTGATTTAGTTGTTTTCTTAGATAGTGCTAACCAATTGTATAATAACTATGATTATCAAATTAAAGATAATGTTGGTTATGTGATAAACTTTATGTCTGTTAAATGGTCGGACAATATGATTTTCTTCACCAATTCAGGGGGACGAGTGTCCTTATTTAAGGATAATCGAATAACTAAAGTCCTTAATGTTGATATTCCTAATACAACTCACACATCTATTGATAACACTGTTCACAAATATGTTATTAGTATTGTTAATAATTTTTTAGAAAAAAAATCAAACCCTATTGATTTTGTTAAACAATATAAGTTTAAACCATAATTTATTTTCAAAAAAAATGTTTTATCTTTTAAAAATGGTATATAAACTATTTATTAAAAAAGATAAAAATGTCAAAATCTTATAGAATAAGAACAAAGGTCGGTGTTGACACTTCAGTTAAAGTATTAATTGACCAAGAGTTCGAACATTTAGAAATATTATCCTTAAAAATATTACAAACAGACATCTATACTAGACAATGTGCTGATTATGGTGTTATTGTTGGACGTGTTAGTGTTAATAATGGATTTGGTGTTCCAAATGCCAAAGTATCTATCTTCATACCTTTAGATAGTAAAGACCAAGCTGACCCAATTATTTCTGAGTTATATCCGTATAAATCATTGTTAGATAATAATGATGATGGTTATAGATATAATTTACTACCCTATAAACCATCATATAGTGCTCACGTTCCTACCGGGACATTTTTCACTAGAACGGATGTTTTAACTAACCCAACTTTAATTGAAGTTTACGACAAGTATTATAAATATAATGCGGTTACAAACGATAGTGGTGATTATATGATTTTTGGGGTTCCTGTTGGTGCTCATCTAATTGTTTTAGATGTTGATTTGTCTGACATTGGAGAATTTTCATTATCACCTCAAGATTTGATTAGAATGGGTCTTGCAACAGAAGCTCAAGTATCCGGAACAAATTTTAAATCATCAAATAATTTAAGAGAATTACCACAAATTGTATCGGTAAATAGAAGTATTGAGGTTGAACCATTATGGGGACAACCTGAAATTTGTAATTTAGGTATAACAAGAACAGATTTTGATTTAAGTAGTGAGGCGAATGTTGATATTCGACCAACATCTATTTTTATGGGTTCTATAATTTCTGACTCAGATACTAACGCATTAAAGTCTAATTGTAAACCAACTAACAGGTCGGGGTATCAATGTAGTTTAACTACGGGTCCCGGTGAAATATTGGCGATTAGACAAACAATACAACAAGATTCTAACGGGTTACCTATTCTTGAAAATTTTAGTTTAGAGGGGGGTGGTAAAGTTATTGATGAAAACGGAACTTGGTTGGTAGATGTCCCAATGAATATGGATTACTATGTAACCAATGAGTTTGGAGAACAAGTTCTTTCAAATGACCCTGAGGTTGGTATCCCAACTAAAGCAAAATATAGATTTAAAGTAAAATGGTCTCAATCACCATCATTATCAGACCTTACTAAAAGAGCTTATTTTTTAGTACCAAATATTAGAGAATATAGTTCCAATCAATTTGAATCGTATGCTTTTAGCGTTGATTGGAATGATTATGGAAATACTCAAATGATTCAAGACGCTATAAATTGTGATGATAAGTTTTACATAATGCAGTATAATAAAGTTTATACTGTATCAGAATTTATATATAATCATAGAGGGGGTAGCGGAAGTGAAAGGTATGTCGGTATTAAAAATATCTTAGAGGAATCTTGTGAAACTGAAAATAATAAATTTCCAACAAATGATGGTAATTTTAGGTTTGACATACTATACATAATTTTTATGTTTTTCAGTATAATACTTACACCGGTATTCTTTGCGTTAATATTGGTGATGCACATTTTATATTTTGTTGTGTGGTTATTAAGGCTTATAGTTATACCTGGATTAATTGTTTGGTGTGCTATTAGTATTATTAACTACGGGATATTGATTCTTGGTTGTGTTCCATATGCTTTAGGGATGATTGCGGGGTATTTGGCTATGATAGTTATATATATAATATTAGGACTTCTTTTGGCGTATATTTTAAGGCTGTTATGGAAACTTGACTTAAAAGGGATAAAAGTTCCTATATTAACATATCCGGATTGTGACCTTTGTTCTTGTGAACAAGGACAAAGTGTTAATGAAAACCCTGACCCGGATGGTAATGATGAGGATGAAGAAAATGAATTAGTACCGTGTCCAACAATATCGTCAGACCCTAAACCAATATCACCATTAAATGCTGGTTTAATAAGTGTTCCATTATCTACCTTTGCAACGTTTAAATTACCATCCTTTAATGCTGAGACAAATCCAAATGGGTTTCCGGGTCAAAGAAAAGTTATTTTTGCTAATGATTTTGCGGGGTATCAATTTGATAATCAATATGGGTCATCCACTATTGGAGCACCTTACTTACAAAGTGAGGTTATTGCTGTGGGTGAAGGGGGTGATAGTACATCTTTTGCGTATGATTGGTTTACTAACGCATTACCAATGGCGGATAGAATTAACTTATTTAATGTTAAAGCGAAATATTTTAATAGTGGTACAACTAATCCGGGAGGTGGTGTTAATAGAATTAATGTTACTTTTGACGAAGCACGTAATCCGGGTAAATTTCATAAAGATAATACTATTGTAATATTATGTGATAAATCAACTGCTAGAAGATTAGTTGCGGGAGAAATGTTGGCTTTTCAAAATCCGACTTTTAGTAAAGACCCAAATTTAACGGGAGGTATTAAAAATATATTTAATAACAACGCAATTACAGGAACAACATATACAGGTGATACAACGGTGACAGTTAATTACGCACATCCTAACGGTATTAGTAGTATGTTATCAACTACTTATGATGTTAGAGTATTTGATGATGCTGGTCCATATAGTGCAAAAACAACTACAAATACCCATAAATTCCCTATTGATATAGAATATTTCCAAGTTATTACTGCTATGACATACAGTAATTTTAGTGGTCAATGTGTAAATACTTTACCTAATTCATTAAATAAAAAATACTTCAGAAATGAGTCGACTTTGTTTCAATTGTTCTCAACTATTAATGGAGGAAGACGGGATTGGACGGGTACTATTTTTAACCCAAATTGTTATTATCGACCTAATGGTAACACACATCCAGACCCAATACCTTTTGGAGTTCAAAAGTATGATTCGATGAATTATGTTAGAAACCGTAATGAAAACGTTGTTGTGATATTAAATAGAGGTGTTGACCCATATACCAGTAAAATACCAATTAAATATGGTATTGGTAAACTTTTTGGACATCAAAATGAAAGTGATGTTGAGATTAGTGGTTACTATAGAATGAATATTCCGATTCAGGGTAAATTTTTAAATATTAGTCACGATGGTAATGAAAGGGCGGTTACAACACCATTACCTGCTTGGACACCATTACCAACTGGTAGCACACCAAATTATGTGACAGGGGCTACTTGGGTAGGTGGAATCCAACCAACGGTAGGTGGAAATATTAATACTGAAACAGGGTACGCTATTGGACAAAATTTATATTTTAACTCATTTTCTTATTGTCCTAATCAAAAAGAAACTTGGCAATTTGTTACAGGTTATACTCAGGGAGTGACAGCGTCTACTTGGACGCAAATGACATCTAGATTCTCAGGGTTTAATTCAAACTTAATTAGTTATTATTCTAACTTAGATAATCGTTCACTATTTTACGCACCAAGTTGTAAAAACGCACAACCTTTACGTGGGACAACTCAAACAAGTGATGATTCACTATCAAATGGAGCTTATCCGAATACACCTACCGTAAGTAATGGTGCAAGTTCTTCACCATTTGGTTTACGAATAAGTTTAAATAATGATTTTACTAAAGCGTATACATACACTCCTTATGGGATGATAAGGGATTTTAATGGTTACTGTTATATGCAGGTACCTACTCCAGATAATCCAAGTGTCTATAATGTGACAGGTAGGACTGAAGGATATATTCCTAATGAGATTGTTGAGGGAGCATCAATGATGCTCATGGACATTCAATATTTAAGAATTTCCCTTAATTTCGACCCATCCGATACTCCATATTGGTATCAGTACGGTGATTATCGATTTCCTCCAACTCGAGTTTTAACGTATTATTATTCACCAATCTATAGTACGGGAAATACTATGAATTTTACATTAGGTAGGGTTGGTTCTTATTCTGGTGCTAGTAATAATCAAATTGTTATGAGAGGCGATAGATTACCGACAGGGACTGTTGTTGAGGAATACTGTTGTAATGGACGTGTTTTACAAAAAAACAGTAAATTAACGTTGTATTTAATACCTTCGACAGGTGTAATCGGGATAAATTCAATAGCGGGGTCAACAGGGTCTTTTGGTAACGGGTCTTTAGATGATGTTAGGGAAGATTTAGTTGGTTCTCCAAAAATAAATCGAGTTATAAACACTTTTACCTGTGCTGGTTCCGTTAATTTGGACTGTTATGGTTGTACTCCAAGTCCTGTAAATAGTACTATATTCGTAAGACCGAGAGGTGGTGATTGTCTCCAATATGAGGGTGAAACGATTTTTGTGGGTGGATGTTATGTCTTTATTACAACAATATTTATTTCTTTATTTAGAGATTGGGAATTAATGTTTGAATGGATTGCTCGAAATATGGTGATGCTTGGTGCGTGTAGAAATGTGTTTTCTCACAGATTTAATAATAATTGGGTGAATGGAGTATTATATGCTTTTCCATTTAAAAATGAGATTAGTGGGTTTAGTTCTCCAACATCAAATCCACCAAACTTTCCGCAAGGAAAGAAATGTAATAGTGTTATTATGTATCATAATCCATCTAGAAGTTTTTATTATAGATGTTCACCTTATGACTCCAATTCAGGTGAATTTAGTGCTGACCTAAAGTATCCAACAACAATTATGGATTTGGGTCCTAGAGCGGACTTTTTACAAGAATTGGTGATGTCTGACGAGTATGACGGATACTTGGTTAATAAGTTAACAAGTTCAACGTATTCTCACGTTGATGAAATCCTTAATTTATTTATTATAAGTAGATTTATGGATAATAACTTTTTAAATAATTTGTTAGGGGCGTTTAACATATTTGCGTATTTTCAAAATAGTAGAAAAGGGAAATATTTAATTGATGCTGATTACTCTCAATTAATTTCAATTAATTCTGAATTAGGTGTTGCAGCATTCCAATCGTCGAATTATCCTGATGCACCAACAACGGTAGGTGCGGGTGGTTTTGTAACAGGTATTCGATATAAAATTTTGTCGGGTGGAACGGCTTCTAACCCAACAGATTTTACGTCGATTGGAGCACCTCCGGGATACGTTGCGGGAACAACAACATTTATCGCAACAGGTCCCGGAACAGGTACAGGAACAGCATTGGTTGACCCTGGTATTCAAAACCCTATTTTCTTTGATTGTAAGAATTCTTTGGGAATATTCTTTTCATCGGATACTCAAATTAGAGATTATGTTTCACCAAAAAGAACAATAATAAATCCAACAGGGACAACATCAAGTATTTGTACATTTAATAATTTTACAGTTTATTCTCAAGAAGTTCCATTATCACAATGGAGAATTGATGGTGGTGGTGAGCATGCGGGAAGTATTTTTGGTGGTGAATCAAATGATTGGGATTTTCAAACAATTTTTTCTTCAAAATATCAATCTTTGGATAGGTTATTACCGGTATCTAGATATTTTAGAACTACTAATCAGTCACAAAATGACTTTTTTAAAGGTTACATATACGCAGTCACTAATGGGAATAGTTTACCAACTTACCAAAATAACTCAATAACTGCAAAACCACAATATTGGAGTCAAAATACTCCTGAAACAGATTTGATTACTGTCGGAGCGCCATTTCACTTTTATTTTGGACTTAGAAGAGGAGCGTCGGCATTTGATAGATTTAGAACAAAATGGATAAACACTAGTAACGTTATAAATTAAGATGGATGATATAAGAATAGTATTAGGGTCGTTAAGGTATAAAACGTCGACGGACACTAATTTATCGATACCAACACCATTGGTTCAAAACACAAAAAATCTTGAAGAATTTGATAGGAGTATTGATGTTAATTTAGTTCAAATATTTAACGATGAAAGGCAAAAATCGACAACATTTAGACCGGTTTGTAAGTTTCAAGTGTTATTTAATAACTCATATACGGGTTCAACAAATTATGAACCATTAGAAAATAATTTATATTACATTAATGAAACTGCGTTAACTTTAAGACAATGTGGGGCGTTGTCTACCTCAGTAAGTTGGGAAGGATTTCCCCAATATGATGAGTTTGATTTTATTAGAAGTGATTACAATGTTTCGGGATACACGGTTCCAATACCATCAACAATTCCAAATGGACAACCACAGGTTCACGTTGATTTTGTCGCTAGAAGTGCTTCAACCTATAATTGGAATCATTTTGTTAGTTATCCATATAAGAACATAGATAAGGTTATGAATTTTTATGATGGTACCGGGTCTAATGTTCCTACTTTTGTTTGGAATGCTGTTGATGGGATTCCTTTTATAATTAATAGTAAGGATAATGACGGTAATGATATTATGGAGGGAGGGAACCCTATAATTCAATTTAGATGTCCCGTTAAACACGGATTATCGGAATCTGAATTTGTAAAAATAAAATTAAATAATGGGTATGTTAATACATATCAAGTATTTTCTTTTGGAGACGGTTTGCCGGGAACTAATGAGTATATCTTTAACATATTTAATATCGGATACGGGTCTTCAATTTTTGTGGATGACCAAACTACAGGAACATTTAAAAGAGTTATAAATTATGAAAACCCTAATGATACTACATCCAAATATTATGTGATTCAACATAAAATAATTACAGATGTTAATGACGCTGTTTTAGTTAATGCCGGGTTTGAAAAAAATATATTTGGGACTAAAAAGAAATTTGAAAGTCCTGTTTATACACCAAATAATGTAAAGAGAGTTTCAATTAAAGAAAATGCTCAATCATATACTTTATCGTTTAATAAAGATATTGATGTTAGTGAGTTGCGTGACAATCAAAAACGACCAATTAGTGAGTTATATATTACAACAATTTGGAAAGGGTATTTTGGATTAACTTTTGGGGGTGTTGATAGTAATGGTAATGATGTGGGATTAAAACAGGGGTTTGATTTTAATTTACCACCGGATACTCAGTTTAATAACCCACAAACTTGGTGGGATGTGGATACGGTAGAATCAAATTTTGTGGATTCAAATAATAACGCATATCCAACGGGGTATTATAACACACCTTATGGTGGTAATGTGAATGGAATAAATATTGATTTCACATATCTTAAATCACTTAAAAGTGGTGACACAATAAATGGTAATTACTGTGAGTGGAATGATTATGAACAAAAAGAAAGAGTTATTTCTGAAATGTATCATAAGTTTACATTTAATACTGATGTGTTTGATATGAGTTTGGTAGATATGAATAATAATCAATTTGGTTATTACTACAAACCAAATAGACGAATGAAAATAAGAGGGTTTTCTGATTATATAGAAACAGGTAGCATTAACAATATGGTGGGTGTTCCGGATTACTCATATTTTTCAACAACATACAATTCATTTATTTGGAGAGATTTATATACCTATGGTTTTAATGATGGTCTCGGTAATGGTGTTGATTATCCATTTTTAAATGGAAAACATTATCCATATGAAAATTTTATTTTTAGAATAATACCGGAAGGAACTAATTATATAGAAAGTACTTTAAATAATTACGCAACTCTTTACGGAGCTGCTCAACCAACAAAAGACGATTGTGAATAATAACAGTTATAAATTTACCTTACCAAAAGGTGACGACAAATATATCAATATACCGATTGAAATTAAATGGGATTTTCTTGGGCAAGGTGA